CTCAGCAGACTCCTATGATGGCAGCACAGGGACAAGACCCATCAGAAATGATAAACAAGATTGCTTCGGTAATCAAGGCTCGCCAAAAGGGACAGGCACTTGAAGACGCGATTGAAGAAATCTTCGCCCCGAAGCCTCAAGTTCCTCCTGCTGGGGCACCACAAATGGTTGAGCAACCGTCCCCTGCTCCCGAAGGCGTTCCAGCAGGAGGCGCTCCTTCACCAGAAGGTCCAATGGGGCCAGAGATGACTCCACCAGAACAGCCACCACCAAGCATTATGAATTTACTTTCTAGCCTTTCAGGCCAAGGAGAAGCATCAGCAAGCGTTAGAACTATCAACCGCAGATAACTAAGTAGGGGACTATGACAACAATAATTGGAATCGAGTACGATAGTCATTCACTTATTGTTGCCGATAGTCAGACAACAGATGACTCTGGTTTTATTTACAGCCATCCTAATATTCAAAAAATTGCAGAACGCGGTTCTTTCTTAATCGCTGGTTCTGGTGAGGTACTTCCTTGTGATGTGGCACAACACATTTGGGAGCCACCAACAGTAACTGCTAAGGACCGCAAAGATATTTACCACTTTATGATTACAAAGGCTATGCCATCTCTACGCAAATGTTTAAGTAGTAATGGTTATAACTTTGATGAGTCTAAGAGTGAGTTAAGATTTCAGTTTTTAATGTCAGTATGTGGTGAACTTTTTGATATTGACCACGAACTATGCGTCAACAAAACTAAAAATAATATTTATGCTGTAGGTTCAGGTGCATCTTACGCACTTGGTGCACTCCACGCTGGCGTAGACGCTTTTGAAGCGATGGAGATTGCAGCAAAACTGACAGCATTTACTGCTGCACCGTATATATCCAAGACACAATTCAAACACATTAAGTAGGAGGAAGCGATGGCAGAAAATAGAGGCGGATTGCGCCCAACTGCACCACAATATAACCCTGCTAATGTTTCAGCAACTGGCGGAGACGGACAATCTGGTCGTGACTACACAGGTTTTGCCTATGGTCAGAACCAAGCACTTGCAGAACAACAGGCTTCAGCACCTATGGCTGCTGCGCCTACTATGCCACGTGCATCTCAAGAGGCTATGCCTCCTATGGGGGGTGGAGTTACACCATTAGATGAATTGCAACCTGATGGTCGCCCTATTTCAGATGGCGTTGATTTTGGTGCAGGTCGTGGTTCAGAGGCTTTGCCCTCACGTGTCACATCTGCTATGAATCAGAATGAAAACCTCGACCTTATCAAGCGCTACCTACCTGATTTAATTAATGCAACACGCATTCCTAATGCTCCAGATTCATATAAGCGATTTGTTAACTATCTGAGAGAACAGATACTTTAATGCAATGGTTAGAAAATGGATTTTTTGACCATCTAGATAAGTTTGCAAACTCTCTAGGTTATGAAAATTTTGCAATAGCGATTCCATTAGCAATGGTTAAATGGCAGTCGCCTGAGGATAGGGATGTATTTATTATGACCCTTACGGGCGAAGATGTTCGCGGCGGCGGGCCTAGCAATTTTAATCCAATGGCGGTGAAGTAATGTCATTTTGGAGCGAATTTTTAAATTCATTTAAAGAGGCTGGTAAAGGTCTTCTTGGTATCAACCCTGCTTCTGTCGCCGTTCAGTCTGGTGCTTCTTTGGCTGGTATGGGAATAAAGAACCCAGAGGTTGCTGCCGCTGCTGGTATTGCAGCGCAAAGTGCAATTCAGCAGAAGTTGGTTGAGCAGGGTGTAAGTCCAGTAACAGAGACTGCAATTAAGCCATTTGACCCAGTGCTTCTTCTTGCAGAAAAGGCTGAGAAGTATGTATTCTCACCTTATATTTCTCGCCCAATATCTACTGCGTATCTTGCTACTGACCCTAATAGCCCACTATACACTAGCGATAAGTACGGTAAAGGTTTTCAATTAAGCGATATTAAAGATGCTTACAACCGCACTGGCAACGAATATGTAATTGTTGACGGAGAAAAATTTCTCGTAAGAGAAGGCGTATCACTTGGACAATCTTTACTTAAAAGCCCACTTGGTGGAGTTCTTGCACTTGGTGAAAATGCAATCCTTGAAGCCAATGGTATTGATGTATCTGGTATTGACCTTTGGAATGACCAGGATATTCAAGAAAACTTTAAAGATAACACACTTGGTAAATGGATTACTGGAACCAACGACTTTATTATTAAAAACATAGCAATCAACGTTGCCTTTGTTGGTGCAGGTGCTGCCACCAAGGCTGGGGCTACACGCGCTGGACTTACAACAAGGTTTAAGGCTGGCGATGTAGAAGCAATGCCAGTATACGAAAAAGATATGTATGACCATATCAACTTTGTTGAAGGCAATGGCGGAACACAAACTGTAATTGGTTCAGAAATTATGAATCTTGCAGCATCTGATAACATTGTTGATATTGTTCGCATCCTTAAGAAGCATACTTATAATCCAGCAATGCCAGACTTGATTAGGTCTACTAAAGACCCACGTGTTGTTGCTGACTTTATTCTTGCTGACAAGGGATATGGCCCAGCAATCGAACGTCTTGCAGAGTTGAAGATGTCAGATGACCTATGGGTTATTGGCGATGGCAATTCAGTTATTCGCAATGAATATCTCTTAACTGGCAAAATGCCTGTCTATACAGCAGAACAGCGTGCGCGTTGGACTGCAGCATTTGACGATGCAATTGCTAAGAATCCAAAGCATCAAGATATTTATGATGCATTTCTAAGGCAGGAACTTGACGATGCTACTGGCGTTCTTGTTACGGCACCAGTTGCAGCGGGTAAGTTCACCCGTCCAATTGAACCAATTGTTGGCAAGGCTGCGGTATCAGCAATTCGTACTCGTACAGGTCAACTTAAGACTGCTCGTCTTGAACGCGACTTTTCTGAAGTCGGTGGCGTAGCACAGGTAATTCTTGGTAGTAGGGTTAATGGACCTATTACTGTCTTAATGCGTAAATTTGGTACCTATATGCCAAAGGGGCTTGTAACTAACTCTGGTCTACGTCCTATGGATGGCATAGATGAATTGATGGCCGTCTTTGATGATGTTCCATTATTTGCTAATGGCTCAAAAATAATTACTACACATACACTTGAAACAAAAAGTGTATCTCAATATCGTCGAGAAATCATTGACCGTTTTATTTCAGCAAAATCTGATGGAGAAAGAGCAGCGGTAGTTCAGTCAGTAAACAAAGAACTAGCCGCTACAGTTGCCTACTCACGTGGTTATTTTAACCAGCAGATGATTGATAGTTTTGTTGAAACCTTGATGGATGATGTTAGTGCCGTTCACGGAAGCCTACGTAAAGATGGCTTTGCTATGGACCCAACAACTAGCGTCCGCATAAAAGTTGACCCAGTTACACAACGTCAACTTGCAAACTCTGAGGCTATGCTTCCATTTGGTGAGTTAGACCGTATGATTCTTAAGGCTGCTCGTAAGCAAAAAGGATTTATAGTAGGTTCGGCAACAACAGCAGAGCAAGCACTTGGTGCTGCAGCCAGAGGAATTTTTGAATCATCAAGCAGAGTATTTTCTATTGCTCAACTTTATCGCTTTTCATATATTCCAAAGAACTCTATTATTGAGCCAATGCTTGCTGGAACACTTGCCGAAGGTTCAAAATTCTTAACCCCTATGGTTACAACTGCAAGCGCTTCTATTATAAAGAAGACAGCAAAAGTAATTATTCGAAATGTTCAAAAGGCCGCAACGCTTGGCAAGAGTTCGAAAAAAGAAATTCAAGACGAGGTAAAGGCTTTATCAGAACAATACAACCGTGCAATTATTACACGTGATGATGCTTATGCAATTTATGAAGCCCACTTTGGCGTAGGGGCACGTGTGTCTCCAGCAGCCAAGCGTGACTGGGCAGATGGTATCAAAGAACGTCTCAGGGATGCAGAGCGAGATGTTAATATAATTGAGCAGAAACTTAATGTCTATGCCATTGAGTATGGTGCGCCAATTAACGTTCCTAGCGTTTATGGCTTAAGACGTAGAATCCAGGCTCTTAAAGATGCTAATGACCCACGCTTTGCTGGCGATATCGCCGCAGCGGAAATGCGCTTAGCCCGTGCCGTTGAAGACATTAATAGTCTTGCACCAGAATTAAACGTAGCCAACCAGCAAATTGCTCAGGCATATGATGACCTTGGCAGAATCCTTGATGAGTTGGGTCCAAAGGTTAAAGAGCAATCAGAAATTTTCCAGGTGTCTGAAGGTCTATACGCAAAGCAACCTATGCTTGACCCTATTCAAAGAATAACTCTTTCCAATGGACAGGTTCTAGAGTTTAAGTCTTTTGCAAACCGTGATGGTTTTGGCGAAGGTTATATGTCAGAAATTTCATCTAACCATACACGCACAATGGAACTTCTTGGAAACAAAGCAACTGTTGTCAAGATGAATACCATTATGTCTAGAAGTCCTAAGAGCATAACCACCGTCTCATCCCCAGAATATTTTGATGAACTAGCATATGTAGTCAATAACCACTTACGTGGCGACTTAATGGTTGACCAGATACTTGCTGGTGCAACACGTCAGGACCTTATTAAATGGGCTGCTACTCCACAAGGCAGATATTACGCCCGCCAGATGGGTGTTTCTGGAGATGAACTAATTCAGTTAATTGACGATAATATTGTTATTGTTAATAGATACTTACCAACTGCAGAGGCAAAACTTGCTGCTGCAGAAGGACAAGTAATGCCAAATCAACTACGAGGAATGCTCGCTGAGAATCTAGACCAGATGTCAGCAATCCATCCACTTGACATTCAGTATGGCCGTCCTACAACAATTAGCAAGAGTGTTGTTGCTGCTATAGACTCACTAACATCTAGTGCCTGGAAAACTTTGATGGCACCAGAAAACGTTATTCGTGAAGTATGGGGCACATCTCGTCACACAGCACTTGTTGCAGAGCGTGCAGAAATGTTGCTTGCTCAAGGTGTTCAAGTGGACGTAGCAACTCTTAATCAGATTCATCACGCTGCAGCAATTCAGTTGGTTGATGAAGTAGCAAGGACATTTTATACAATCCCACGCCAACATCGTGCACTCTATCTTGCTCGTGGACTTGCAACATTTCCTAATGCTGCAGCCTCTGGTATATATCGCTATAGCAGATTTGCGGTTAAGAAACCACGCCGTTTTGCTGGATTCTTAAACTCTTATTATGGACTATACAATTCATTTGGAGTAGACCAGAATGGCAATCCAGTTAATGACCCAATGAAGGCATCTTTCTTACTTGTTCCTGGCACAAAAGAAATGGGTCTTAATGATGGCAAGGGCGTTGTTATCAACTCACGCGCTACTAACTACATTGCTAACTTCCCAGGTGCTTCTTGGATGGTTCCTATTGCTTTAAGCAAGATTTACGGAAGCAAGCCAAATGATGAAGACGAGATTAAAAAATTAGTTGACTCAACATTTGGAAAAATTCCTGGTTATTCTTATGATGAATTATTTCCGTTTGGAATTGAACCAGATACGGGAACTCAGTTAAAAAATACTTTTACTCCTGCTTGGGCACGCAACCTTGCTATGGGTCTTAAGCCAGATACAACAAATAAGATGTTTGTTGACTCTTGGATTTCTGAGAGCAATCGTCAATGGATTCTATACGATATGGGTAAAGGTCCCAAGCCAACAGATAAGTCTGTTATGTTTGGAGCAAAGAGTATTTATCTGCGAAAGTTCCGCACACAGTTCTTTTCACTTATCGGAACTCCACAGTATGTTGAGTCTAGACCAGATAGTCTTTATCAGGACTACTATTTCAGTCTTGTGAATACATATCAGATGCAAGGCAAAAACATAGTAGAAGCCAATGAATTGGCTGAAAAAGATTTTCAGGCTCATATGCAAGCAGAGACTGGTTCTCAGTTTCCTATGGACCGTAGATTTGTTAGCAGTCAAGATTCTGCTGCATATATCACTCCAAGCCAAAAGGCTTACGACAGAATCTGGGACAAGTTCCCTGGCCTTACGACTAAGTTGCGGCAGATTGACCCAGCAGTTATTGGCCTTATGGTTGCTGACCTACCAAAAGATTATAGTCCTCAAGTTAATAAATTCCTTAATTCAACAACTGCGCGATTCCCAGATGGAACTCCAGTAAACTCAGCACTTAAGACACCACAGTTGGTTGAAGAAGAAATTGAAAAGTCTAGATTCTGGGCTGCATACACTGCAGAAAAGAAACGATACAACGATGCTGCCGTTGCTGCTGGATACCCAAGTTACCTAAGTGTTCCTGAACTTAAGGCTCAACTTAAAGACTATGCAGAAAATACTCTTGGAAAAGCAAGTTTTGCTTGGTCACAAGAATATCAAAAGAATGCAACTCAGGGCAACGCAGCCTGGATTCAATCACAAGGTCTTGCAACAATTGTTAAAGACCAAGAGTTTATGAAAAAGTATGGAAAGACTCAGTTCTGGCAACAGGCTAAGGCTTTTGTCCAATACCGCAACGAATATGCAGCAGCATACAAGGATGCGCCTACTGGGTCAAAAGGAATGGTTAAAGATGCTTGGGTCAACTATCTGGCTTCTAGTTACGATATGTGGGACCCAGTACTTCAGAGAATGATTACAAGATACTTTGAAAATGACAATATGAGGGAGAACAAATAATGGCAGAGAATCCAGTTGTACCGCCTCCTGGCACCATTGTCGTTCCACCTAAGGCAGAAACAAAAGAAAAAGTTTACATTTGGATGCCAGATGCTAAGGGTAACCTTATTAAGGCTGATGCTTCTATAATTAAAAAGTCTTTTGCTAAACTTCCTTTGAACTCTCAGATTGCTCTTTCTGAGTATCTTCTTGGAGTATCTAATCGTCAACCAACAGATTCTGCTCGGCAGAACCTATGGAATGACATTGTAGATGGTGCAGTAGCAGCCTTCAAGGAAGGTAAGAAACAGTCTCCTTGGGACGTTCTTCAGGTAATGACCGAGAACTCACCTATGATGCAGGGTGTTACCACAAACATTATCGAATATGATACTGTCAATGCAAATGCTTTGTTAAACAAAATTGCTAAATCAATTGGCTTTGATATGGCACTTCTTACAGATGCAGATAGGGCAGACTTTCTTGCTAAGGTAAACGCTGAGGCTGCAATGGGTAAGACAGTAACCCGTAAGGCTACCACTGGTGGCTATGAGACCGTAACAACCCCATCAGCCTTTGACCCTAAATCTTTTACTGAGTCATTCCTTTGGGCCAAGGTAAACCTTGGAGATACCAAGAGCATTCCATCTGCAGCAATTAAGCAGATTTCTAACGTCTCTACACTTCTTAAAGCATATGGAATCAACAACTTAAGTGCTAAAGAAATTAATGCTCTTGGAGTAGAAGTTGCCTCTGGCACTAAAACAGTTGACGACTTAAGACTTGAGTTCTCAGAGAAAGCGCAGAAACTTTACCCAGCCTACGCTGACCGTTTAAAGTCAACACCTAACCTTACTATGTCAGATATTGCAGAACCTATCATTGGAACTCTATCTAAGGTTTGGGAAATGGACGCTGGTTCATTCGAACTATCAGACCCTAATGTAACTCGGTTCTTAAACCCAGATGTTACTGGTAAGGCTCCAGCCCCATCTATTACAGATGTTTATTACTACGCACTTAATCATCCTAACCGTGAAAAAACAAAAGCAGCAAACGAAGAGGCTAGAGACGCAGCAGTTGCCTTTGCTCGTGCCTCTGGAATGGGTGGAATCTAAATGGCGCAAACAGCAGCCCAGAAAAAAGCAGCGGAATTAGCAGCAAATAAAAAACTTCTTGCTCAGGCACAGGCTCTCCTTGAAAAACAAAAGGCTCAGTTAGCGGCTCTTGAAAAGCAACAAGCCGATGCTGCAAAAATTAAAGCAGACTTTGAGGCAGAAGAAAAACTTGCCAGAGAAGAAGCAGCCAAAGAAAAATTTGATGCACGTCTTGAGCGTATTCGTCTTGAGCGTGAAGCAAAAGAGGCTCAAGATAAATCAAATGCTGCTCTTGCTAATAACCCAGCACTTGGTGCCGTTAAAGGCTCTAATAAATTTCAGATGCTTGGTGGAATTCTTTATTTCAGCGGAGTTCCATTTACTGGTGAAGAGGGTGGCAATAAGTATGTAAATGGTGTGGCTTCTAACGATGCGGCTGCATTTGCAAATGAAACTCCTGGACTTGCGGTTGATACTTTTCGCAAGACACTTTCATTATATTATGGAGAAGCAGAATCAAAAAAGCCTTGGGTAGATGCACTCTATAAGACTGCTTCTGGTTTTTACAAGACTGGTTCTACTGCAGATGAGTCAATGAACCTAGCCTTAATGGCTGCTCGTAATGACCCAAATATGAAACCATTCACAGATAGATTCTCAGCAATCTACAAGTTGCAGGACCTTAAAGCCTCAGGCGTGTCTGTTGAAGTACCGACAATTGCAGAGTTTGTAAAATCTCAACAAGCCTTAGGAGACATCTTCCGCCGCAGTAACCTAAATGACCTTGCGGTAGATTCTTACACTAGCGAATTACTTGGCAAGGGAATTGCAGTATCTACAGTAGCCGAAAATATTACAAAGGTCTTTGATGTTATTGACCAGGCTCCTAAAGAGGTAAAGGATACAATTAATCGTTTTTATCCAACTGCAGACCGAGGCAAACTTGCCAAGGCTTTGCTTACTGGTACAAAGGGTGTTGCTGACCTTGAGAAAGAAGTCAAGGGATACCAGGTGCTTGCAGCAGCAGAGACTCAAGGTATTGGTGCTAACACACTTACTGGTGGTATTACCGCAGAGCAAGCAGCAAATTACGCAGCAGGTGGAACTACGTATCAAACAGCACTTGCTGGTTTTGGTCAGGTTGCTCAAGCCCGTCAAACAGAGCAGAAACTTGCTGAGATTTCTGGTCAGAAGTCAATGGGTGTCGCTGGTTTATCGGAAGCCGTAATTGGCAAGAAGGCCTCAGCGCTTAGTGAACTTGAAAAACTTACACTACAAGAAGAAGCCCGCTATAAGGCTAAGTCTGGAACTACTTCAGCAAGCCTAGCATCAGAGCGCAGAGGCGCTGGCTTAATATAAAAAGAATCCTGAACGGACCTATCGGCCCCGTCAGCGTAAAAGACCGATAGCAAGAGCCAGACTATTTCCCCTAATAGAACCTGAGGCTTGCGACTACAACGAATAGAAGGGTGGGTTGCTATGAGCAACAACTACTGGGACGACGAAGACGATGACCTAGATACCGAGCAGTTTGCTGGTGATGGAAGTGACTTGTTAAAGAAGTTACGAAAAGCCAAACGAGCAGATGAGAAGCGTATCAAGGAACTTACTGAGCAACTTGAGGGACTTTCCAAGGTGCAGCGTGAGAGAACCGTAAAAGAAGTCTTAGAAAAGAAGGGTGTTAATCCAAAGGCTACACGTCTTGTCCTCAAGGACTTGGATGACGTTACCGAAGAATCAGTAAATAACTGGCTTGAAGATAACGCAGACTTGTTCGGACTGACTGTACAAGAGGAATCAGCACCTGCTAGTAATGACGTTGACCGTGCTGCATTACGTCAGCAAGACGTTATTACTCAGGGTGCAATAACCCCTGATAGAGCACAAGATGCAGAACTAAGGATTGACGGCGCACAAAGCGCTGAAGAACTTATTGCATTTATGCGCTCGCAATGACAATATCCGTTCATAGTCACTTGGAGGTGACGAAAAATGACAGCAACCACAGGCTCCAGCAATCTTGGAGGAACCGCAGGTAGCGCTGGTCTAGTCCAGAAGGCGTATGACCGTCTTCTAGAATTCGCTCTCCGTTCTGAACCACTAATTCGTTCAGTCGCAGATAAGCGTCCAGCACGCCAAGCAATCCCAGGTTCAACAGTAGTGCTACAGCGCTACGTTGACCTTTCAGTAGCGACAACCGCTCTGACAGAAACAACAGACCCAGATGCAGTAGCAATGTCTACACCAACATCTGTAACCATTACTCTTGCAGAGTATGGTAACTCAGTTCTCGTTACACGTGCGTTGGAACTCTTCAGCCTTGCTGATGTAGACCCAGCAATCGCTAACATTATTGCGTTCAACCTTGCTGATTCAATTGATTCAGTTGCAATGACAACACTTCGCGGTGGAAGCAATGTAATTTACTCAGGCGCAACAGCAACAACAACCGCTACAGTCACAGCAGCAGCAACAATCTCTTCAGCAAATGTCCGCAAGGCAGTTGCTAAGTTGCGTGCAAACAAGGCTGTTGCCCGTAAGGGTTCAATGTACTGGGCTGGTATCCACCCAGAAGTTTCACACGACCTTCGTGCTGAGACTGGTGCTGGTGGATGGCGCTTGCCTCACGAGTACAACGAGAGCCAGAACATCTGGGCTGGCGAAATTGGTTCATACGAAGGTGCATACTTCGTTGAGTCACCACGTCTCTACAATGCTCTTGATGGCGCATCAGGCACCAACCGTGTCTATCGCACAATCCTCTGCGGACAGCAAGCACTTGCTGAAGCAGTTGCAGAAGAGCCACACGTAGTTATCGGTAACGTAACAGACCGCTTGATGCGCTTCCGCCCAATGGGCTGGTACGGCGTTCTTGGTTTCGCACGTTATCGTGAAGAAGCCCTGTACCGTATTGAGTCAGGTTCATCAATCGCTTAGTTGATTGACGGGTGGGGCTAGGGAAACCTAGCCTCATCAGTAAGTTCACTAAGGAGGAACAATGCCAAACTATACATTTACAACACCTGTTGTAGAAGAAGGTCCTATCGGGGACCACCGTTTGTTCTACTTCTTTAAGATGAACAGAGGTATAACTATCATCAAGTCTAGTGGAACATACCGACAGGTCAGATATATAACTGATGAAACCCTTGATGACTACACTGAAGTTTATCGTGGCGGGTATAACCACACAGTAAATGATGCAACCAAAGCGGCACTTATTGCTGCCAACGTAGGGATTACAGAAGCAAATTTTACAATACAGTAGGGGACAAAATGCATAGCCATATCAGCAAGGTTTTAGAATGGGGTTTCAGTGAGACTCACGATTTTGTGGCGACACTGTGGGGCTGCGTGCTCTGTGACCAGACATCGGATAAGCCATTTTCTGAAGAAGAACAAATAGATATTGACCACACAGCCTGTGACGAAGATTGCTTCGGTTGCAAGGTTAAGGGTTTACAACTTAATGCAGGAGATGCCACTCGTGACATCCCCGACAGAAAGTGGAACTCTGAATTGGCTGCCTACCGAGAGGCACGTTCTCACGGAATGCAACCAGCGGGTACGACAAAGGGCCACATTGAAGAAGCGTACAGAGCCTCTGAGGTTATCGGTAAGGCTTACGACGCTGACTCAATGCCTAAGTCAAAAGATATAAACAAAAAGACAGCCGAAGTAATGAAAGAAATAGGAGCAATCTAATGCCAAAAGTAGGAATGAAAGAGTTCGCATATACACCTAAGGGTATGGCTATGGCCAAGATGGAAGCCAAGAAGACTGGCAAGAAAATGGTAGTCAGAAAGCCTGTTAAGAAGACAGCAAAGAAGGGTAAGTAAAATGGCAAAAAAAGTTAGTAAAGAAGATATTGTAAAACTAACAAACCCAATAAACGAAAAACGCAAAATTGGTGTATCAATATCATCATCTGGGCCAACAACTTTTAGCCCAAATATTGCTGGAAGCGGCATAAACAGAAATGTAACCGTTGGTCGTAAAGCAACAAAAGATAACAAATATGTTAACAATAAAGATTTCGGATATATTGGTGGGAGCGTAAGATAATGCCAAAGAAAATTAGCGACGAAGATAAGCGTCTAGCAAAGGTAATCCAGAATATTGGTGCAGCCGATAGACCAAAGAAACTAACTAAACCAAAAGGAGCCTTCCCTAAAGTTGGCGGTGTTGGTGGAACTAAATTTACTGGTTCATCACCAATGGACAAGTTCCAAAACTTTGCGGTAAGCACTGAAGAAACAACAGAAACGCGCAAGGAAAGATTTGAAAATCCTTCTCGTCTCTATGCTGCTGCTCGCAAACTAGGAATTCCTCAGAAGGCTGTGGAAAAACAGATTAATGAGATGGCAAAGTTCCAGGCAAAATGGGGCGCTGAAGGTGAAAGAAAATCTGAAGACTTGTCTATGGAAGATATGATTGGTCGCGCTCGTGCTAATGCAGCACGCACTAGCGCAGGACTCAGAGGTTCTTCTGCAAGCAGAGTCAACAAAACTTACAAGACATACTAAGGAAAATTATGACAGACCCTAGGCTAAAGCGGGTGGGAGTATCTGGCTTCAACAAGCCAAAGCGTACACCGAGTCACCCTAAGAAGAGCCACGTAGTTGTGGCTAAAGAAGGCAATAAGGTTAAGACCATCCGCTTTGGTCAACAGGGTGTGACTGGCGATAAGAAGCCAACAGCACGTCAGGCTTCCTTTAAAGCACGTCACGCAAAGAACATTGCCAAAGGCAAAATGTCAGCGGCCTACTGGGCAGATAAGGTGAAATGGTAATGAAGAAAGCATTCTGGGATAAAAAGAACCCGAACAAGAAATCAACACCACTTACACCTGCTCAGAAGACTAAGGCGAAGGCAATGGCTAAGAAGGCTGGAAGACCTTATCCAAATCTTGTGGATAACGCAAGGGCAAAGAAAAAATAACAAAGGTGGGGACAATGCAAGAGACGGTATCAATCGCTTGGTGCGATAACGGTATGGTGGATGGAAAGTTTATGCAAGGCGTAACCGATGTACTTCTTAAGTCGGGAATAAACTTTGAGTCTACATTGAGAAGCCAAGGCAATCAGATTGCTAGGCAACGTGAGAAGGTTATTAACTATTGGTACGACCAGAACAAAGCAGACTGGTTGTTATGGGTTGATTCAGATGTAGTCATTAGTCCAGAAGGATTCTTGAAACTTTGGAATCAAAAGGACAAAGATAAACGCCCAATAATGACTGGCGTTTACTTTACTACCGACAACCCAGAGGAACCTTTAATGATTCCAATGCCTACAATCTTTAACTTTATAGAAGGAGATGAAGGTGGCTTTGGATTAACAAGAGTCCACCCGCTTCCTAAAGACAAATTGATTCAGGTCAGCGCAGCAGGTATGGGATATGTGCTAATGCACCGAAGCGTAGTTGACAGGATTAGAAAAGAATTACCTGATGCTCAGTTCTTTATGGAGATGGGTAGAGGGACAAAGTTTATTGGTGAGGACATCTACTTCTTTGCACTATGCGAGAAAGCAGGAGTTCCACTCTGGTGTGATACAAGTGTAACTGCTCCACATATGAAGCGGTTCTCTTTTGACGAACACTATTACAACGCTATGACCAAAAGGAGATAACTATGCCAACTGGCAAAGAAGGTAGCACGCTAACTGCAGAGTTGAACAGGCTCGCTGGCATTACAGATATTACCAAGTATCAGGATGCAGATGGCGCAGCAAACGTCTGGGCTGGTACAACGGGCAAGGCACTTCTCGGAGCGTTGAACTACAAGGCTAGTTCTTCACGCCAACCTGACGCTTATAAAGGTCTTAACGCAGTATGCAATGAAATTGCTGGAACAACAGGCAAATCAGCATTAGTAGCCCTAAGGAGCATCAACGTATGACAACTACCTTATCCAATATGATTGATGAAGTTCTCATCAACCTTGCTGGTTATACCTTTCAACAGGACAGAGCAACTCACCTTATAACAGATGTCGCAGCGACAGCATCAACAATTGCTGCACCAATCAACTTATCTCTTGGCTCAACAGAGTCAATCGGCAAGGGTGTCCTTGAAATTGATGAAGAGTTAATCTGGGTAGATGGTTATGACCGAGTTGCAAGCCAAGCAACAGTATCTCCATTCGGACGTGGCTATCTTGGTACAACCATTGCAGCGCACACCGCTGGCACAAAGGTAACTATTGCTCCTACATTCCCACGCTTTGTGGTCAAGCGAGCAATCAATGACACAATCCGAGCAATTGGTTCTTCAATCTTTGCGGTCAAGTCAACAGAGTTTACCTTCAACGCAGCAATCTCAGCATATCCTTTTGCTAATCTTAACATCCAAAACATTATGTCAATCTCTTGGCAGAGTATTGGACCTTCTAAGGAATGGATTCCAGTACGTCGTTGGTCTTGGGATGCATCAGCAAACCCAGAGGCTTTTGGTTATACAACTGGAACCGATACTGTGCAAGCGGTTAATATTGGTGACGCTATTACACCTGGTCGTACAGTTCGTGTTATCTACGCAACTGACCCAGTAGCATTCACAACAAACGCTCAAATTTATACAACTCAATCAGGCCTTCCAGAATCTACACGTGACGTGGTGGTTCTTGGTGCCTCATACAGAATGTTGACTTATCTGGACCCTGCTCGCGCAGCACAGACAAGCCCTCAGGCGGACGAAACAGACGGCAAGCGCCCATACGGTGCATCACAGACTGCTACCAAGCAACTCTACGCATTGTATACACAGCGTCTCAATGAAGAAACAGCAAGACAACAATCCAACTATCCAATCCGCGTCCACTACAGCCGATAGGTAAAAAATGCCAACACGTAACTATTCCTCCCGTTCCCAGCAAACAACGCTGACTGCAGGCCTTACTGCTGCTGCTACAACAATGACAGTACAAAGTGCTACAGCGCTTCTTGGTGGTGTTAGTGGTGCTTCCATCACAACAACATCTACCTTTACAGTAGTCATTGACCCAGACACGGCTCTTGAAGAAATTGTAGATGTTACTGGTGTCTCTGGCACCACTCTAACAATTGTTCGTGCTATTGACACAAGCCCTCAGACTGGAGTTGCTCACTCTGCTGGTGCGGTAGTTCGCCATATGGCTATTGGTCGTGACCATCGTGAGGCCAATACACACATTATTGGAAAACTTACTGAGCACGCTGCAACCACCTCTGCTGAACTTAAGACTGTTATTTCTGATGAAACTGGTAGCGGCTCTTTAGTATTTGCTACATCTCCTACCCTTGTAACTCCAGCCCTGGGCACTCCAGCATCTGGTGTTATGACAAACGTAACTGGGCTCCCTTTAACAACAGGTGTAACTGGAACTCTTCCAGTAGCCAATGGTGGAACTGGTGTAACAACTTCGACTGGTTCAGGAGCCAACGTTCTTGGAACTAGCCCAACAATTTCTAGCCCAACCATTACTGGAACTGGCGCTATTGCAGGTACGTTTACAGGTAACATTACTGGTAACGTAACTGGTAACGTCACAGGAAATGTGACAGGCAATGTAACTGGTTCTTCTGGTTCTACAACAGGTAACGCAGCGACAGCCACAGCCCTTGCTACAGGCCGTACAATCAGCCTTACAGGCGATGTAAGTGGTACTTCTGCATCATTTGATGGAACTGGTAATGCTTCCATCACAGTGGCCTATGCAGCCAACAGTATTGTCAATGATGACATCAATGCTTCTGCTGCTATTACAGCCACTAAGATTGCTGGAACTGCTGTAACTCAAGCAGATACAGGAACAGTTACAAGCACAATGATTGCCGATGGAACTATTGTTAATGCTGACATTAACGCTAGTGCTGCTATTGATTGGACAAAGATTGCTCCTTCATCAACAGTGTCTGCAACAGAACTTGGATACCTTGATGGTGTAACCTCTGCTATTCAAACTCAGATTGATGCTAAGTTAGCAACCGCTACAGCATCAAGCACATATGCTCCACTGGCAAGTCCAGCATTAACTGGTGTACCTACCGCTCCTACAGCAGCAGCAAATACTAATACAACTCAAATTGCTACAACTGCATATGTTCAAACAGAAATTACAGACTTAATTGCAGCAGCCCCTGGTGCACTTGACACTCTTAATGAGTTGGCTACCGCTCTTGGTAATGATGCAGCATTTTCAACCACAGTAACTAATGCACTGGCTACTAAATTACCACTTGCAGGCGGAACAATGTCTGGTGCAATTGCTATGGGTACTAATAAAATTACAGGTCTTGGAACTCCTACCGTTAGCACGGATGCAGCAACTAAAGCCTATGCAGATACAATGCTTCCACTTGCTGGTGGCACTATGTCTGGCGCTATTGCTATGGGAACTAACAAGATTACTGGGGTTGGTGACCCGACTAACGCACAAGATGTTGTAACTAAATACTATCTTGATAACGTAGTTCTTGCTCCTAGTAATCTAACTGGTCCAATTACATCTGTAGGCTCAGCAACTTCTATTGCATCACAGACTGGTACTGGCACTAAGTTTGTAATGGATAACACTCCAACACTTATTACTCCTGTTCTTGGCGTGGCTACCGCTACATCTATTAACGGTACATCAATCCCATCAAGCAAGACTCTTGTTGCTACAGATTCAACTCAATATGTAGTGCCTAGCCAGACTGGTAACAATGGCAAGTACCTAACTACAGATGGAACAACTTCATCTTGGGGAACTGTTGCTAGTTATTCAGCCCCAACACTTGGTTCAACATCTATTGCATCAGGTGCAACAGTAACAACAATTAGCGGAATGACAGACATTGTTTTGAACGGCGCAGGAAGCGTACAAGACGAACTAACTCTGCTCCTTATGGGAGCACTCTAACACGAAAGGTAGTAACTAATGGCTACAACAACTAAAGCCCTCTTTAGAGGAGCAGCAGCAACATCAAGCACAACTCTATACACAGTACCGTCTTCAACAACTACAGTAATAACAAACATTGCAGTATGTAATAACGCAGCATCCGCTGCGACATTTACTCTATTGCTAGATGATATTGAACTACAAAAAGATTCTACAGTTGCAGCAAACTCAACTGCATACATTGACCTAAAGCAGATACTTGCTACGACTAAAACTATCAAAGGTCTAGCATCTGCAGTAACAGTAGACTTTCATATCAGCGGAGTGGAGATTTCCTAATGGCTATTTCAGTATTTCCCGCACCAAGTGCGGGTATGACTTTACAACAAACTATTACATCATCAGGAACAATTACTATTCCTGCTAACATTTCTACTATTTGGGCAGTTCTTGTTGGCGGTGGTGGTAGTGGTGGAAACACCGCAAACAACGTTGGCGGTGGTGGTGGCGGTGCAGGTGGAGTTGCTTACGGTTATGTTCCTGCTTTTTCTTCTATGACTTGTACAATTGGTGCAGGCGGCGGTGGGTATACTTATTTTGGTGGATTAATTGCTGGAGGCGGTGGTAGTGGTGGAACTTCTACTGGCGGTGGTGGTGGAGGCTACTTAGGTGGAGCAGGTGGTGGCGGATTAAGTGGCGCTGCTGGAACTACCAACATTTTTGGTTTTGTTGCTGGAGCAGCAGGAAGTTTTGGTTATTCTGCTGGCGGAGCATCAGGAAGCAATAGCAATGGTACAGGTGGTACTGGCGCTACAGGTTCCGCCTCTGGCGGCGGTGGTGGTTGTTCAAGTCAAGGACCTGCTGGTCCTGGCGGTCCTGGTGGTTTTTGCGGCGGTGGTGGTGGAGGTCAATGGCTTGACACTAGTCGTGGCGGTGCTGGCGGAGCAGGACGTTTTGCTGGCGGTGCTGGTGGAGGCGGTGGCGGTGGAGGCGGCGGATTACTCGGCGCTGGAACTGCTGGCGGTGCAACACTTGGTGGTACGGGTGGCTCAGGCGGTGGAGGCGGTGGTGGCGGTGGTGGAAATGCTACTAACGGCTCACACGGTGGCGCAGGCGGTGCTGGCTGCGTTTTAATTTACTACTAGGAGATATGAATGACAAAAAAATTTGCAGTATTACAAAGCAACGTTATAGTTAATATTATAGTTGCTGAAACTAAAGAAATTGCAGAAGAAGTAACTAAAGAAACTTGTGTTGAATGTCCAAATGAAGTTTTAGCAACTATTGGTTGGACTTATAATGGCTCAACATTTGAAGAACCAGTAACTGAATAATTAACTTATCCCTGAGTATGGATTAAAACTGCTCAACTAATTTTTCCTAGTAGTGGAGGTACGCCTTGGCTGGCAGAGATATTACAGATGGTCGTGGTGATGCGCTTGGTAATGCTCGCTCCATTGCCACAGATGTCGGCGTAGTTGCGTCTTCATCAGTATGGCAAAACACATCTGAAGCATATGATGTAGCAGTAGGCGGACTCCCATTCTTCTATGCAATCAATGACTCCCGCCCATACATCCGTCAGACTGCACCCTTTCGTAAGGACCAGTTCGACAACGGGCAAGAGCCAGGTGAGCAGTCACTTACTGGCTGGTGGATTCGTTCTCAGTCATCTTTTCATAATGGTGACGGAATTAAGTTCTACGACCCTAGCGCTGGTGAGACTGTTGCATTTAGATATGCTGATAGCCGAGGCGTAAATGTCTGGACCAAGGGACAGGTTACCCTACTCAAAGATACTGCTACAACTCACTATACAACTGGTGCGATACAAACTAATGGTAGACCATTTCAGATTGCCCGTTCAATTAAATACGGCGGAACTGACGGAATTTTGCTATGGGATGAATATGATGTAGACAAGATTGCAGCAGACGGAACCGTTACTCACTTTATTGATTATGCTGCTGGAACTGACTATCCAGTTCACGCTATATGCGATGATGGAACTAATGCTTATTGGATTACTAATCTTTTAAATACTGGAACCCCAAGATTACGCATATATAAGAAGGCCCTAACTGGAGTTTCTGGTGCTGGTGATACCCTTATGATTAGCGATAACGGAATTACAGTAACTAATGCAGTAATGGAATACGTTAAAGACCGTATTGTTATGTGTATCAACAACAAGATATATGAAATTTCATCATCTGCAGGAACTCTTCCAAGTGCTGTATATACACACAGCGATACTGACATTGTTTTCACAAGCATTACCGCTTCTGGCGCAGCAATTTATGTAGCAGGATATAGCGGTGTTCAGTCATCTATCTTTAAATTCACACTTAATACGTCAGGTGTAATGCCAACGTTAACTACCGCTATCACTGCAGCCGAGATGCCAGTGGGCGAAATAATTTATAAGATTGCATATTATCTTGGTTATATTGTTATTGGAACCAATAAGGGAATCCGTATTGCTACAGCATCAGAGGTTGATGGAGCGATTAACTACGGTCCTCTTATGGTGGAGACAAGCCAACCTTGCTATGACTTTGCTTTTCGTGACCGCTTTGTGTGGTGTGCAACTGGAGTAGATGGCACCCCTGGAGTAATCCGTATTGACCTAGGTGCAGAGATTGAGCAGATGCGTTATGCCTGGGCTAACGACTTGAACATTGAAGAAGTAACTGGCTATTCCACAACTTCTTGCGCTTTTGCTGGTGAAACGAACCGCCTAGTATTCTGTACTACAGCGCTAACAATGGGCTCTGTAAGCAACAAGGCTCTCACTGGCAACGTCGCAACCCTGACTACATCTGCTGCTCACAACCTAGCAATTGGTGACAGCGTATGGGTTGAGGGAGTTGACGCAACCTTTAATGGTCAGTACACAGTTACAACTGTGCCAACCACAACCACATTTACATACGCTAAGACTGCAAGTAACGTAGCCTCTACAGCAGTATCTCCCGTAGGAACTGTTCGTAAAATTGGCAGCATTAATATTGAAGCAGATACAACTTTACGCTCTACTGGATACCTAACTACAGGTAATATCCGATACGCAACACTAGAACCTAAGAACTTCAAACGCCTTATTGGGCGTGGGGACTTCAGGTACGGCTCTGTAATTATGGAAACCGTAGATTCTAATGGAACAGAGTATGACCACATCACCTATGACTCAACTATTACACCAGTTGAAGTTGCCACCTTGCAACCAGATGGTGCACGTGAGTTCCTTGCTTATAAGTTTGTCTTAAGTCGTGATGCAACAACTACGTCACAAGGTCCAATTTTCAAGGGTTATCAGATTAAGGCAACGATTGCTACACCACGTCAGCGAGTAATGCGCTTTCCTGTCTACTGCTTTGACATTGAGACTGACCGCTTTAACGTACAAGTTGGGTACGAAGGCAGAGCCTTTGAGCGTCTACTTGAACTAGAAGATGTAGAAGAATCTGGTGACGTGCTCACCTGGCAAGACCTGACAACTGGCGAATCTCGTCAAGTTGTTATCGAACAAATTTCATTCACCCGTATGACTCCGCCTGACCGTCGCTTTGATGGATTTGGTGGTGTAATCGAAATTACCGTGAGGACTGTCTAATGACTGCAGCAGATTGGGCAGCCTTTGGCGTGGCCTTAATGACAATAACAGTAGGGTTTGCTGGCTTTGTGAAGTGGCTTGTTAAGCACTATCTATCAGAGTTAAAACCAAATGGGGGCGGTTCCGTTAAAGACCAAGTGAACCGATTGGAAACACGAGTTGA